CAGCTTCAATAATCGTGGGAGTGGCTCGATACGATAGGCTGAATGTCCTCGCTATTTTTACGAGCAAGGGAATATATCCACAGCCTTTTTCGTATTTGAGCCGTTTGCGGGAATATATCCAAGAAATTATAATTCTCATCTATTAGACAAATTGGAATTTGACTCTCCATGAAACTGAAAGTTTCCAGTGTCCACAAACGCTTTTATGCTTCTAAAAAATCATATACTATTTGATAAAAGTCCTCTGCTTCCTCATGGGGCGCATGTCCCAATCCTTTGTAAATATGCAACACGCTATTCTCTATTCGTTCATTCATTTCATAAGAAGCCTTCACACCTACCGTCTTATCTTCCTCTCCCCCGATAATATATGTCGGACAGACAATTTTATTTAGTTCTTCATAAGCATCAAAGGAAAGAATCGCTTTGGCATTTATCATAAATCTATCATAATTGCGAGGTTTTCCTACTTTTCCTATAATCGGATACATCTTTCGGTATTTTTTCAGATAGTTTTCCGAATACATTTTTTCTGCAGTATCTATCATAAGACTTTTGTGGTCACTACTTGCTGCCATTTCTATCCAGCTACTGACTGCATTATGTATTATGTCATTTACTCTTGGTGCCGATACAGCTATAACCAGTTTTTCTACCAATTTCGGATAATCGATTGCCAGAAACTGGGCTATCATTCCTCCCTGAGAATACCCCATAATGCTCACTTTTGATATTCCTAATTCTTCTAAAGCTTTGGCCTGATCCGCTGCCATATCACGTATGGAATAATTTTCAGGCATCTTATCCTTTCTGCTGAACATATACACTGTATAATCCTTGAAAAACCTCACATAAGGCTTCGCTAGCAATAATGCTTTTCCTTTAACCGTAAGTAATCCGTCCGACAAACCTGGGAGAACTATAAATGTCTTACTTCCATATCCGAAAGACACATATTCCATCTGTGTATCACCAATTTTCACACTTCCGTTTTTTGCATTCCAGAACATATTATTCTTTCCTTTCTACAAAACCATTTTTTAAAATTTCTATATAATCTGATAATTCTTGAATATATTTTTTCTTGAGGCATTCAAATGATTCTTTGTTAACATCTACCTTTTCCAAAAAAGTTTTATTAAAACCTTCAAGAACCCACTTGAGTATTTTCGCAATCTTATCTATACCTATCCTGAAGTCATTTCCCTCAATTCCTTTAAGCATTTCATAATATATGTTTTCTCCCCGCGCACCGTACCGCTCAGCTATCCTGCTGCAAATCTCTTCGTCCTTCTCCGTAACTGCACTCATTATCAAACGTCCCTTATCCGGATTCTTTATATACCAAGATATCTCTAAGGCTGAATAATCTATAATTCTCTGAAAAAGCTCTGTTGATAAATTCTCTACATCACTTTCTATATCCCGTAGCATTTCCCACATAACAGTATCCAATAAGAAGAAGTACAAATCCTCTTTATCTGTAAAATACTTAAATAAGCTACCTTTACTTATACCACACGCCTTTACTATTCGATTTGTGGATGCATTGACATATGTATTTTGTGCAAACTCTGTGATCGCTGCCTGTATAATGCGATTCTGTTTTTCTGCTTCTAAATTTAAAAATTGATTTGTAGGCATTTGATAAATCCCTCCTAACAAGCACAAGTGACCACGTGGTCATTGTTAGTATATATACTTCGACGCTGTTTGTCAATACCCTCCCCCGTTATTATCACTTAATCAAATATTTTTCCAATCAAAATGCGGAGCATTACACTCCGCATTCACACTACATATATCTCAACAGAAACTTCAAAGTTTCCTCTGTATTCAATTTCTTCATGAAACTGAAATTTATCTCTACGGATTAGTTCTCCGTCATTATTCTCCAAAACAGCTTTTCAGCAATTACATAAGTACAGTTTTTTCCATTTGGAGAAATCAGTTTTTCTTCCGTATAATTTATAGGATTAAAACAATCCCAGTCTGCCCATACTATCAACTTGTCATCACAAGTTTTACCAAGTAGATCGGTATGAAAACTCATATATACACCCAAAATTTCGCAAAAATAATTATCCTGCCATCCAACAATATTACATTTTCTTACGCCTGTAAAACGCAGTTCAATAGGTTTATTCCACTGACTATGTAATATCATTTCAATGCTATGCTCAAGCAATTCGCCATTTGCCATTCCACCGTTATCATCAACAAATGCTCCGCTATGATAATTTATTGATACTATACAGCTATCATGAAAGCCGCTATATTTTTTCATCAAGTTTTCGATATCAATTTCATTTTTTATTTCATTATCATATATATTCTGCTGTGCCATCTTATCCTCCATCAATTATGAAACTTCAAATTTTTAGTCATTCATCAACTTACTTAATTCATCAAATGTATAATCCTTATAGTTCTCGCCTGAACTCAATACGGAATCTGTTGTGGTCGAGATTTTCTCCATTACTTTTTTTATATCAACATCCTTAGGAAGAGGAATAATGTTTTCATCTGCATCCTCTCCATTATGAGCCATAAAGATAAATTCTCCTGTGTCCCAATTGATATCAAAATGGTTGCTAATTCCAACTTTTGTTTCAATATCTAATAAAGATTCTTCCTGACTAATGAAATTCTCATATATAAATTCAAATAATGCATCCTTATCAATTTTTATAATTCTACAAACTTTATCTTTCATTTAGTCTCCCTCATCGACGTGAAAATTCAAATTTGTCTAACTGTTTATAGTATTTTTTTTGTTTCTAAATAGTGTCACCACAGGTGTCACTTTTTCTTTTCACATAAGTCAGTTCAATATCGTACCCCAAAGCCTCCAGCATCTGCACGAAGGTCTTATTCACAACACCGTCCTGCTTTTTGATGATGCGATTAACATACTGACCCGTAGTTCCGATTGTTTCCGCAAGCTGCGCCTGGGTAGTTCCGTTCTCTATGCATTTTACTTTTACATCTACTTCTATATTGTTTTTAATCATATATTCGCCACTCCTATTCGCAACCTTGTTAGTTCTAACACAAATAAGATAATTTATTATAACACGCAAATAACAAAAATACAATCCCTTCGCCGGAAATGTTACAAAAAAGCAACAGAAAAACACCCTGCATTGCTGCAAGGTGCATTCCAGTAAATATTATCTTCTCACATCCACGCTTGTGCCGGATTTGAACTCCACAGTAACCCTCTCATCATAGACCGTTATTTTCTCAATCAGTCTGCGAACCAACTGCTCATCATATTCGGTGATATTTTGCGTCTGCTCTGCAAGGAACTGCTGCATTTCGCTGATTCGCTGTTTCACGCCTTCACGCTCGGCATTGTCCACCAAGGCATTCTGCTTTACTTCTCGAAGGTGGTAAATCTCATCTGCGATGCTATCGTAGTTTCCTTTGGCGTTGGCCACCTTTAGGAGTTCCTTTTGTAGCTGTTCCAAACGGCTGTCAATTTCGTCAAGCGGAATGCCGTCTGCTCCGGTAAGCACCGCCTCGACATTTTTCTGCAAGTTTTCGCTCATGGTATCCTTTTTGCAGAGTGCCATGTTGATGGCTCTTACCACAAGGTTCTGAAGTTCGGATTCCTGTATCGTATCGGCAGCGCAGGCTCCCGGACCGTGTTCCACCCTGGTGCAGCAACGCCACACGATGGAATGTTTACCTCTGTTGTTCCATGCGATTCTGCGGTAAATGTCACCGCACTTGGAGCAGTACACGATACTTGAAAGTGCATACTTGCTACTGTAAACACGCTTTTTTCGTTCCTGCCCGCTGTGAAGGTTGGCACGTCTTATCATTTCTTCCTGCACCTGCATATAAAGGTCTCGGGGGATAATGGCTTCGTGGCTGTTCTCTACATAATACTGAGGAACAATGCCGTTATTCGGCACACGCTTTTTCTCCAAGAAATCCACTGTATAGGTTTTCTGAAGAAGTGCGTCACCGATGTATTTTTCGTTTTGAAGTATCTTCTTAACTGATTCTGGTCGCCATTTCTTCTTTCCGGCACCCGTTAATATCCCGTCTGCCTCAAGGCCTCTGCAAATCTGCTGCAGACTTGCACCCTCAAGGTACTCTCTGTAAATACGTCTGACCACAACTGCCTCATCAGGGTCAATAATCAACTGACCTTTTTCATCCTTGGTGTACCCCAGGAAACGATTGTGGTTCACGGTAATCTGCCCCTGTTGGTAACGGTACTGGAATCCCAATTTTACGTTCTGGGATAAGGACTGGCTTTCCTGCTGTGCAAGGCTCGCCATGATGGTAAGCAGCACCTCACCCTTGGCATCCATCGTATTGATGTTTTCCTTTTCAAAATAAACGGGGATGTTCTTTTCCTTAAGCTGCCTGATATATTTAAGGCAATCCAGTGTATTTCGTGCGAATCGGCTGATGGACTTGGTAACAATCATGTCGATTTTGCCCGCCATAGCCTCGTCAATCATGCGATTGAACTCCTCACGTATGCTTGGAATCCCAAGCAGCACTGTATTGATAAAATCCCTCTTTCGTCTCTGTGACACCGTTCTTGGTGCATTCCCTCACCGAAGCAAGAAGTGCCAGATCATCTTCTGCTGCCAGTGCATTTGGGAATTTTACTTTCTGTCCACCCACACCTTGGGAGAGCTGCACCGAGCCTGCCGCCATATCGGATTTCGGATAAATATGAATATCCAAGCCGCCGGAGGTTTCTCCAAGATTGCAGACAATCACGGTTTCCGCAGAACGCACCACGCCGTTGAACCACACCTTGGAGCCTTCCGCAAGTCGGCTCTCTGTGTGTGGCACATATCCTGTCAAGGCAGGTCCTTCCTGTAACTGCAGGTCGGTAAACCAAATCGTGCCGGAGCAGTTCGTGATGGTAGGTTTCACGGTAACGCTCACAACACGCATATCCTGCTTTTTGTTGATGACCTCTGCCAAACGGATAAATACCGGATTAGCCATCAAGCACCCACTTGATTTCGCAGGGATGACCTACCCATCCCGTGGCAACCGAACCTGGCTGCAGCAAAAGGTCTGTAATATATAAAGTGCCTGTGCAGTTGGTAATGCACACACGCACGGTAATTGATTTCACTTTGGAGAAGTAATTTTCAGGTGTTATCTTCTCCGATGTTTTATAAAAATAAGCCATAAGCACCTCCATCAGTAAAGGTCAATGAATCGGGTTTCGGTGCTGCCGTCCTCATATTCAATAACCACTTCAATTCCGACCTGTGCATCATCAGACAGTTTTTTCAAATCCTCCGATGCAATCTGCGCCGACAGTGTATAACTGCTGCGGTTGGATGGGTACACGGTCTGGGCAAGGCTTAAGGTCATGCCCTCAACGCCCACAGCCTTAAAGGATGCCGTGCCGGACGCACCGTTTTCTCCGTCAGCCTCGAAACCGGAACTGACCCAATAGGCAAGACCGTCATCGGCACGGGAGTTTCGCAGATGATTGAACGGCACAAGTTCACGGATATCGTTGTTGGATACCATGCCTGTACCTTCCAGAGCATCGGCAATGGTATCGATGGAACTGACCGAACTGCCGAGGTTTTTCAGTGTGGTGGAAAGTTCAAGTACCGTGTTCCAAGGCTCCTGCAGGTTGTATTCACGGCGCACGATACGGGTGGTAACCGATAACCCCAAATCCTTATCCTCCACTCGGACATAATCGCCCAAGTTCCAAGCCTCATGTTCATAGCCCGTCAGTACCGACAAGTCCATCGCATTTAGCACATAGGAAACGGAAGGCTTACAGTATTCCGCAAGGCGCATAGCCGTGTATTCCTTCATCTGATATGGATTGGTAAAGGAAGAACAATCCAAAGTGGTAATACGCACTTCCTTGGAATAAGTGAAATCCTCAAGGTAAGGCTTGCCGCCGTTGATGTCGGCAAAGGTCATGCCGTTGGCACCCGTGGCATAAAGCCTTGTTACAAGGGAGCGGGTATCCACAACACGCTCGATGCTTTTCATATTCTTCTTATAGGCAAACAAGGCACCGCTGTCCTTGCCGTTGACCGTCAGCAAATGCACCAGTCGGTTCGGACAATCAAATACAAGGTCACCACCGTGAAGATTGGCAACGCTGCGTAAGATGGAAAGTGCGTTTTTCTCCGAACTCGTCCAGGTACGTTTGGAAGTCACATTGACCGTTCCCACACTCCACTCCGTATCAGCAAGGGCATACGCCATAGCCACATCCGCCATTTCCGCATCAAACTTCTTTTCTTCCTTTCGGACAGAAAAAGTAAGGTCATAAAACTCCGCCTCGGCATACACCTGCGTTACCGTGTTTCCGGTGCTGTCCTTCACATCCGTAATGGTACGCACCTTATACACATCATCTACGATTTGGATTTTCTTTTCGTTTTCCAGATACTTTCGTTTGCTGTCACGGAACGGAATGGAAAAAGTCAGCGTGTCCTCGCCGTTGATTTCGCCCGTTACGATGATATCGTAGGCATTCTCCAAAATGGCCTCCCACGCTCCGTTATCATCAAGCACCACAGGACGGGCATAGCCGATTTTCTCATAAGGTGCTTTCGGAATGTCATACAAACGGATATCAATGAGTTTCGGTGTTTTGGAAGTATCCGAGGTAGTCAGTGTAACCTTGAAACGGATATAGTTTCGGTTCGGAGATTGCAGCTTGCCGTCCGTTCCCACAGCAACCCAATCACTCCAATCGGAGAGGTCATCACTGGTGGAGGTTTCCACCGAGGCGATTGCCGTAGTGCCTGCGATATATTCGCTTGTATAGGACACTTTGCCCGTGCCGGACAGACTGCACTCCGCCGCCTTGGTATAAAGCACACCGCTTTCAGGGTAAACACCGTCCGTTGCTTTTAAGGTTACACCGCTTGCATCGGACAGGGCATCTACATCGGAAGAACTGTCTGCACCGTTACAAAGGATGGTGGCATTGAAATAATCCACCAAATCATATGCCGTAAGTTGCGAATCGCAGTCCAAAAACCACTCGTCAAAACCACCTGCGTAATAATAGGTGTCGGCGTGCATACCGATAACAAGGTCAGCCGTACACTCTGTATTCAACGTTCCCGTGAAGGTCAGCATATCGGACTTCCAAACCACTCCTGCAGAACGGTCGCCCACAACATAAGTGAACTTCTTTTCATTCGGCTCAATCACACCTGCGATAAAATACCATTTGCCATTTTGCAGTGAAAATGTCGGCGTCACGGTCTTATCAAGGATAAGGCTGCCCGAAGAGTTATAAAGCATAATTCTCGGCTTACCGGAATACAGGGACAGGTAGAAAATCGGCTGTCCCGGACCGTAACGGGTATTAAATATCGGACAGAAAGTGTTACCCACGGAATAAGTGGTAGGACACATCCACCCACCCACGATGATACGCTCACCGAGGTTGGCAAAGATAGTGCCGTCATTGGTCACCTGCAGGTGGGTTTTCTCCGTGGTCGGATTGTTGATATTAAAACGAATCTGTCTGCCCTTGGGACTGTTGGAAAGGTTGGCGGTTGTTCCACTCCAGTTCACAACAGTAAAGTTTCTGCCATAGCCGGAGGAATCGGCAAGAGCCGTATCTTCATCCGGTGCAGACTCGTTAAATCGCCACAGACCGGAGGTGGCATACTCCGCAGGAAATTCTCCTGTGAAATCTGTCTGCTTGTTCAGTATCATTTTCAGAGCCATGCCGTCACCTCCATCTGCTTTTCGCTTGAATTTGTAATTCCGTCAGCGTGGCATTATTTACTTCCACTGTGACGATATTTTCTCCGACAGCAAGGGTCGGAAAGTTCAGTTCCTGTAAATACGGCAAACCGTTTCGTAAAGTCTCGCCGTTTTCATCTACCACATAGGCTGTCATTTTATCGGTATCCACAACAAGGGTTTCTCCTTCAGAGAGCGTTGCGTTTACGATTTTCAGTTCCGAGCCGTTTGTGGTAATGCTGATATAGTTGCTTGCTCCTGCCGTTATCACACCGCTGATGCAATACACAGGCAGGGACTCTATGTTGCCGATAGCACGGCTTACGGTATGGATACCTTCCTCTTTGATGGAGAAAGTTTCATCCGTAATGGCATAGGCAAAAGGGTCAGGACAGAAAAACTTCAAATCAAAAGAGCCTGCCGAGCGGATGAGCCTTTCACAGTCCACCGCATCGTTAAGCCTTGCCATGAAGTATCTGTCCGGCACATCATCAAAAATAAGCTGACGCAACCCCTGCACAGGGTCAAGCCAAGCTGCGATATCATCCAAGGCGGATACCAAAGCCGTAAAATTCGCCTTGGGGTAAATGTTGCAGTGGACATTAATTTCACGGTAGTCGAAATCAGCACCGAAATCTGCCACACCGTATTTGCCTGGCACGGTGGTGGTAAAATTACGCATCTTACCACACACCTGCCAGGAAGTCAGGCGGGCTTTGATGCCCATGCTGCCCGACGTAATGTCATTAAAAATAAAACCCATAGGTCAAAACCCTCCTTTATGCCGTAGTGAAGTGTCCCTGTGCACGGGAGCCACTCTGAATCAAGTTGTAAAGTTCCTGGGAAATCTTACGGATATCCTCTTCACTGCGGACAATCATCTGCTGAATGGTAATCAATGCACCTCCACCGAATCCTGCACCGGATACCGTGTCATTGCGGTTGACCGTACCATTTACACTAAAGTCCGTAGGAAGTGCCGTGGTCATATCATCTGCAAGGCTGTGCATCACATCGTTGATGTCCTTGCTCATACCTTCAGCGGCAGCAACCGCATCCTTACCATTGGTATTGATGGAGCCTGCCAGACCTTCCACAAGCATTTCACCAATCCACGCCATTTCATCCGAAGGCGAATGGATACCGAAGAAGTCGCAGATACCGTCCCAAATGGAAGAAATCCAGGAGGACACCTTATTCCAAAGCCAGGATGCCAGGGACTGGATACCTTGCCACAAGCCACGGACAAGGTTTGCGCCCACGCTTGCAAGCTGCGATACACCCTTACCGAAAGCATTCACTAAGCCGGACAGAATCTGCGGCACGGCTTTTACGATTTCCACGATGATGGTCGGCAGGTTCTTTATTAAGGAAATAAAGAGCGTCACGCCTGCCTGTACGATTTGCGGAATACTGCCAATTAAGGCATTTACCACAGAACCGATGATTTCCGGGATTGCACTCACAATGGTTGTAATGATTTCCGGCAGTGCCTGAATAAGTGCTACGAGCAAATCAATGCCCGCCTGGATGATTTGAGGGATTGCCCCAAGCACCGCTGTGATAATACCCTCAATAATCTGTGGGATTGCCTCCACGATTGCCACAATGATTTCCGGCAATGCGGAAACAAGCGAAGTCAGAAGCTGAATGCCTGCGTCTATAATCTGCGGAATCGCACCAATGACAAATTCCACAATGGCGAGAATAATGGAAGGCAGAGCCTCTATCAAAACAGGAATCGCCGTAAGCAAACCATCTGCAAGACCCTGTATAAGCTGCAAGGCCGCATCCAATATCATCGGTAAATTGTCAATCAGACTCTGCACAATGGTAATAATCGCCTGTACTGCTGTTGGAATCAGTGTGGGGAGAGCCTCACCAATACCCTGTACCAGGGACATCACTATCTGAATGGCCGCATCAATCAGCAACGGCAGATTTTCAATCAGAGTATTTACGATGGTCATCACTGCATCGATTACCACAGGGATAAGTTCCGGCAGCATGGTAAGTATGGTATTCAGCACCTGTGAAAACAGGTCAACCACGGTATCCAAAAGGGTCGGAAGAAGTTCTCCCACCGTTGCAAGCAAGGCGTTCAGAGCCGTTGGCAGTGCTGCTATGATGTTTTCGATTACAGGAGTGATATTTGTCAGTACATCCTGGAACGCATCCACCACATTGTTACAGAGCATTTCAATGTCTGCATCTGCATTACCGAAACCGACGATAAGGTTATCGATGGCAGCCTTCATGGAGTTCAAAGAACCCTCAATGGTGTGTTCCGCCTC